ACGTGGTATTTGCTGCAATCCTGGAAACGCCGCGTAGCATTCCCGGACCTTAAGAAAGCAGCCGTGGACCAAGCCGATATATGGAAACCCAATGCGATTATCGTAGAAGATAAAGCATCGGGCCAGCAGTTAATCCAGGAACTATTGGAAGAGACCATGTTACCGGTACTTCCGATAGAGCCCACGGTTGACAAAGCCACCCGGATGGAGACCCAATTGGCATTCGTAGAGGCCGGAAGACTGGCGCTACCTAACCCAGATGTGTTATCATTGCACTGGTTAACTGATTACGAAACCAATTTAATGGAATTTCCGAATCCAGTAGAATGGGATGAGATAGATGCCACCAGTCAATTTATCAAGTGGGTTCGAATTAGTGCCGGTAGTCCAACGGTATTACCCTTCAGTCAGACAGGAACGAGTCATTGGCGATGAATGATAAAGTCAAACCAATTCGTGAAGATGTAGAGAAAGCAACCCCAACCCGGATGCAAGAATTAGGGTCTACGGGCCTTGAGCATTGGTCGGGCCGTATTGATGAAGAGTGGCTACGAGAGCTTAAGGGCGATCGTAAATGGAAAACTATTCGGGAAATGCGGGATAATGACCCAATTATCGGGGCCATCCTATTTGCCGTAGATATGCTGATACGTAATGTAGATTGGCATGTGGAGGCGGCTTCAGATAGTGCTGAAGATCAAGCCGATGCAGAATTCGTAGAAAGCTGCCTAGGTGATATGTCCGAGACATGGGAAAACACGATCAGTGAAATCCTATCCTTTCTCCCGTTCGGTTTCAGCTACCATGAGATTGTTTACAAACGTCGTAAGGGCACCAAGAGTAAATATGATGATGGTAAGATCGGTTGGAAGAAGCTACCGATCCGAGCCCAGAATACCTTGGATCGTTGGGATATAGATCGAAACGGGGAAATCCTAGCCTTTATCCAGGAAGCCACCTCAGATAAGTTTGAACAAATAACAATACCTATTACTAAAGCATTACTATTCCGTACCACCTCTCACAAGAACAATCCTGAAGGACGAAGTGTTTTAAGAAATGCTTATCGCCCGTGGTACTTCAAGAAACGCATTGAAGAAATTGAAGGTATCGGTATTGAGCGTGATTTAGCTGGTCTGCCAGTAATCTACGCACCAAACAAGATTATGATGGCGACGTCCAGTGACGAGGATAAGGCCGTTTTTGCTGGCTTACAGGCCATCGTCCGAAACGTGAGGCGCGACGAGCAAGAAGGTATAATCATGCCGGGCGACAGGGACGCTCTGGGTAATCGCCAATATGAGTTAAAACTCCTGGCGACCAGTGGTCAACGTCAGTTCAATACCAATCAGATTATTCAGAGATATGACCAACGTATCGCGATGACCATCCTGGCCGATTTCATCCTACTGGGACATGAAAAAGTAGGGTCATTCTCACTAAGTAGCAATAAAACCTCACTGTTCGCTACCGCGATCGGCGCATGGTTAGATGAAATCAAGGCTACGTTCAACCATCACGCTATACCTAGATTACTTAACGCAAATGGCATCACCCGCAAAGAATATCCCCGTTTAAGCCACAACGACATCGAAGGGCCTGATCTCAAGGATATTGGTAAGTTTATCCAGGATATGACCAAATCCGGATTCAACATAGCCGACGATCCAGAAGTAGAAAATACGTTACGTCGGTATGCCAACCTGCCTGAAAAAACTGAAGAGGCTATCGAGGAAGAAGAGGAAGAACGGAAAAAGAATAAAGAGGCCGCTGATAAATTACGTGAACAGGGCAACGCAGCCCTGGATGATGACGGCAACGTGATCGACGACCAATTGGATGATGACGGTAAGAATAAGCCGAAAGACGAGCTTGAGGAGAAAGAAGATGCCGTTTAATAGCATTACCGATTTACCTGCTTCAGTAAGAGGCGTCCTACCCGACAGCGCCCAGAAGCAGTTCTTATCTGTTGTTAATTCCCAGCTTGAGGCGGGACTTAGCGAGGAACGGGCTTTCGCATCTGCTTGGGGAGCCCTGAAGCGAAATGGGTGGAAAAAAGGTCCGGAAGATGAGAAATGGCGCAAAGTCTCCAAATCTGCTATAATTATAGATAAGGATAGCACTGACGACATTATAGCTGAAATAATGGGGTTGGATGCAGTTACTAAAGAATTACATAATAGTAGCGACGGAAGTTTATGCGACTTTTGTGAAAACCCAGCAGTAAAGGCCATGTTATGGGCCGGGGGGTCACAGCACCTATTCGTTTGCTCAGGGCACATTGAAACTGGGATGCGCCAGATCATCGACGGAAACCGCGATGCAGTTAACCAAGTAATTGATTTAATGCCACCATCCGCCGAACAAGATGGTACCCAAGTCACTATCACCATCTCCAAAGAATCGGAGAATAAAGAAGAGGAAGATATGGACATTAAAAAAGAATTCCCGATACTAAAGCGGGATGACGACAAACAACTGGTTACTGGCGTGGTACTGGAGCCTGAAGTTGAAGATGCACATGGTGATGTTATCTCAGTTGAAGAAGTTGAGAAAGCAGCCCACAATTTTATGCGGGAATCCAGGGTCATTGGTCTGCAGCACAAGGAACAGGGGCCAGCTGAAGTTGTTGAAAGTTTCATCACCAAGGAAGAAATGAATATCGGCGGTGAGAAAGTTGTCAAAGGGGCTTGGGTCATGACCGTAAAGGTTCATGATGTAGATATTTGGAAAGCGGTTAAATCAGGCGAATTCACCGGATTCTCAATCGGTGGTACTGGTATGAGGAGTTAATTATGACGAAAAGATTAACTGAACTGAGAATAGGTGAAGTTAGTTTGGTAGACAAAGCCGCTAACAAGCGGAAATTTTTAATCATGAAAAGTGAAGAAGGAGGTGGTACGATGGGCGATCTAATCTTTAAGGATGTCGACGAGGCGGTAGCTAAAGTCCTCAAGGCAATTGCTGAAGATAAAAAGTATCTGGATGTTATCAAGTTTTCTGAAGATAATGCCGATTTGCTGGAAGCTGTAATGACCGGTGATAAAGATGCTGTTGCAATGGTAAAATCAATTCTTAGCGGCGGTGCAGATACCGTTAAGGTTATGAAATCAGCTTTTGGGGACGAAATGAAGGGCACTGAATCAGAAATGACTCTTGCCGCTGCAATGAGTCTTCTGACAGCAGTTGAAGGTGATCTACCTGAAGCCGCCGTTGAAAAGATGACCAAAATGCTCGGTCTTCCTGAAAAGAAAGAAGATTACGGTACTATCAAAAAGAATGACGATGGTTCTTATAATCTGGAATCGATTCCTGAAGAAATGCGCACCATGGTTGAAGGTCTTTGGAAATCAAGTGAAGCTCAAACTGAAGCCATTAAAAAGGCTGAAAAACGGGCTGATGACCAGGAAACAGTGCTCAAAGCTGAACGTAATACACGTATTCTTAAGGAATTCGTACAGAAAGCTGGTGAGTTTAAAAGCCTGTCTGTGGACGCAGATAAGTTTGGTGCCATCTTGAAATCGGCAAGTGAATCGATGTCAAAAGAAGACTTTGAAGAGCTTAACCGGGTTCTTAAGGCTGCAGATGACAACGCGACCAATCTGTTCAAGGAATATGGCCACAGCCTGGATAACGAGAATGATGATAAAACTGCTTTTGCCAAGTTGGAAAAGGCAGCAGGTGTTATCGCTACTCGTGATGGGATCAGCAAAGAAGTTGCTTTTGTTAAAGCAATGGACGAGCATCCTGATCTAGCTAAGGCTGAACTGGCTGAGCGTAATTCACATTAATTTTTAATTAGAAGGAGGTCATCTAATGGCTTGGGAACAAAAAGGCTTTTGCGTCGGTGCTCTCGTATCCGACGCGGATATGGCTAGTAACAATGGTGTTTTCTCTCTGTGTGACGCTGACGGCGAAGTAATGCTAGGTGTTCTACAGGACAATCAGGGCTCTGGTATTGCCGGTGAAGTTTGTTTATCCGGTGTCACCAAGGTCACGGTTGGCGTAGGCGAGACTCTGGTTGCTGGACAAACATGGGGTACTGATGCAAGTGGCAAAGCTAAGACTGTTGAGGGTTCCGTTACTGGTGCCGATCTCGGTGATTATGCTGCAGGTGTTGTACTTGAGGGCGCAGCTGCCGGTGAATTGGCAACTGTTACTATTGGCTTACAGACCTTCAAGACTGAAGCTCAGTAATTAAACAAACCAGGAGGATATAGTTATGCCACAACCAACCAGAGGTGACGTGCATGTTGTACGAGCGCTCACCAACGTAAGTGTTGCTTATATGCAAAGTGCCACTGATTTTATTGCACCACACGCTTTTCCATCAGTGCCGGTGCAGTTTCAATCAGATAAGTACTTTGAGTTCGATTCGGTTGATTTCCGCCGTAATAATGCCAAACCACGCGCTCCGGGTACTGAATCCGCTGGCGGTGGTTTCAACGTTACGACCCAGACTTATACCGCTGAGGTATATGCTCTGCATTCGGATATCGCTGATCAGATTCGTTCGAACTCTGAAATCGATATGGACCGTTCAGCTTCTGAATTCGTAGCCCAACAGCTACTGATCCAGAAGGAAGTTAACTGGATGGCTTCTTTCTTT